AACTTCTTTTGAAAAACGCATCTATAGCTTGTGCAGGTGTCTATACAGCAGCAGATGATGGTGTTATCAATCCATCTAACATCAGAATTACACCAGGATCCATAATCCCAGTAGCTAGAAATGGTGGACCTCAAGGTGCCTCACTCGCACCACTACCTCGCTCTGGTGATTTCAATGTCTCTCAAATTGTAATCAATGATTTGAGGATGAACATAAAAAAGACATTGCTAGATGACACGTTACCACCAGATAATATGTCTGCTAGGTCTGCCACTGAGATTGTGGAAAGAATGAAAGAGTTGGCACAGAACATGGGTTCTGCTTTTGGAAGGTTGATAACAGAAACTATGGTGCCAATAGTAACTCGTGTGCTTTCTATCATGGACAAGAAAGGACTGATACAACTACCACTAAAGGTCAATGGCTTAGAAGTAAAAGTTGTTCCTATCAGTCCACTCGCTAAAGCACAAAACTTAGAGGAGATAAATGAGATTATGCAGTTCGTACAGATAGCAGGTTCACTTGGACCTGGTGGGGTAGCTGAGATGAAACCTGATGTGATTGCAACACATATAGGCGATAAGCTAGGGATTCCATCTAATCTAAGAACTACACCACAAGAGAAACAAGCCATCATACAACAAAGTATGCAAATGGCTATGCAAGGTCAGGGGATGGCACAAGAAGGGCAGCCACCTGAACAACCACCTATGGAAGAACCAGCAAGTGCAGTAGCTGAAGAGGTTAGTGCATGAGCAAGACAGGGTGGGATGGCATACAGGTTCTTGATGAGAACCCTATGCAACTTAGAGATGATACTGTTGCTATTGATAAATCTTTTGCTAGAACCTTTGATTCAGAAGAGGGAAAGAAAGTTTTGAAATACCTCATCAGCAAAACGCTACATCAACCAACTTGGATACCAGGTGGGGATACTAGCTTTGGTTTTGCAAGAGAAGGGCAGAACAGTATTGTTAGAGAAATACAAACTAGAATTGAGAGGGCGAAAGCATGAATGACGAAAAAGAAATACAACAAGAAGGACTGATGGGAGAGGCACCTGTATCAGAAGAGCAACCTGTAGAAGAAGGCGTAGAGATACCCCACAAAATAGAAGAAGAAGATCAGCCAACTATAGAACCAGCCTCAGAAGATGAAGTGCTAGAAAAGCCAGAGTTCTTGGAGGATAAGTTTTGGGATTCCAAAGATGGTGTTAAGGTAGAGGACTTGAATAATTCTTACAAAGAATTACAAAAACAGTTTTCTATGGGCAAACATAAAGCACCAAAAGAATATGATTTGTCTGTCTTTGAAGGCATAGATGTAGAGGAGGACCCACTTGCACAAGAATTTGTAGATTGGGCAAATGAAAACAAACCAACACAAGAGGCTTTTGATAAGTTAGTTGGCAAGTTTCGTGAACTGGCTGATGTGCAAGAAGAAGAATCATCTATTAATGTAGAAGAAGAAACACAAAAATTAGGACCTAATGCCCCACAGATTATCAATGGTATAAAGCAATGGGGGCAAGGATTAGTTTCCAAAGGCGTGTGGTCCCAAGATGATTTTGAGGAGTTCAAAGTTTTTGCTGCAACTGCTAGTGGCATCAACGCCCTAAACAAAGTCAGGAAGTATTATGGAGAGCAACAGATACCTGTGGCTACAGTTGAAATGGATGGTATGCCAAGCCAAGATGAGCTGTATGAAATGGTCGCTGATCCTAAGTATAAGTCAGATCCATCTTTCAGGAGACAGGTAGAACAGAAGTTTGCACAGGCGTTTCCTGGTAGTGTAGATACTGGTGAAATATAAGACTTGTAATCACTTGTAAAGTATATTATTATTATATCCGAGATAACGAATGTCCTATTCGCCTCTGGCTGGTGTGGAAGTGCATCATTTTTTTAGCCGAGGTTCCCTCGATAACTAAAGTATATTTTTTTAAATGTGTTAAACAAGGAGTAAACTATGGCACAGTCAATCACTAATGCTTTTGTTACTTTGTTTGATGCCGAGGTGAAACAGGCGTATCAAGGAGAGTCAGTTCTTCTAAATACTGTAAGGCTAAGACAAGGTGTACAAGGCAACACTTACAAGTTCCCAAAACTTGGTAAGGGTAGTGCGACTGCTCGTATTCCACAGACAGATGTAACTCCGTTGAATGTTACTTATTCACAAGTAACTGCAACAATGAGCGACTTCAATGCTGCTGAATACTCAGACGTATTCCACCAAGCAAAGGTGAACTTTGACGAGAGGTCAGAACTTGTCCAAGTAGTTTCAAAGGCTATTGGACGTAGAATGGACCAACTAATCATTGATGCACTAGATGCAGAATCATCACCATCAACAGTTGCAAATACTGTTGTAACAACTGGTTCAGCAACTGCGTCAAACTTGAACGTAGGTAAGCTAATAGCTGCTAAGAAAGCACTAGATGCTAAGAATGTTCCGTTTGATGACAGACATATTGTGATTCACGCTAACTCACTATCTGGTCTACTAGGTGATGAGAGAGCAATCTCAAGCGATTTTGCATCAATCAAAGCTCTTGTTTCTGGAGAAATCAATACATTCCTAGGTTTCAATTTCCATGTACTTGGAGATAGAGACGAAGGTGGTCTATCTATTGATGGCTCAAGCGACAGGAAAATATTTGCGTATCATCGTTCTGCAATCGGTATGGCAGTCAACATGAACCAAAAAACAGAAATCAACTATGTACCAGAAAAAACATCTTTCTTGGTCAACAGTATGTTCTCTGCTGGTTCTGTGTCTATTGATGGCGATGGTATCGTAGAAGTAACTTGTAGAGAATAGGAGGAATATTATGGCTTTTGATTCAACAGGACTACAACCAATCGGTGGTCAAGCTAAAGCTGGCAATGCTCCTCAAATGTGGAGCTACACATCTACAGATGCTAAGACAGCTATAGATGCCTCTGGATACTTCAATAGTGCATCAGGCGTATTGAAGGTCGGAGACCTAATCTATATCCATGGCGACACAGGTGGGACAGCAACATTTTCGTTGCACCCAGTTGTGAGCAACGCATCTGGTGTAGTAGACATTGGGGATGGCACAGCTATCTCAGCTACTGACTCAGACTAAGACTATGGGGAGGTGTAACAGCCTCCCCTAACTACAAGGACTGAATATGGCAAGTGGTGATACAAACATAACTATCTGCAACCAAGCACTCAATCTTCTAGGTGCAGACACAATATCTTCTTTTACAGACACAACAAATGATGCAGCGACTGTATGCAACAACATCTATGAGACTGTTCAGAAACAGACTTTATCTCTATATCCTTGGTCATTTGCACTTACCAAACAACAACTATCACGATCATCCACCACACCAGTAAATGAATGGTCTTACCAATACGATATGCCGTCTACTGCTGTAAGTGGAACACCTTTACAAGTTTACAATTCTAGTTCTACAAGGATATTACCAATACAGAGCTACGAGATACTATTTACAGCTAGTGGTCCAACTATAGCTACTCACGAAGAAAAAATTTTTATTGACTTTGTAACATCAGCAATTACAGAGGGTGTCATGCCTTCTTACTTCGTACAACTTCTTGTGTATATGATGGCGTGGCATTTAGCAGAACCAGTTACTGACCAAACAACTAAATCAGATTATTGGAGGACTATAGCTCTAGGTGGCGTGGGGGAAAACGGTAGAGGTGGTTATTTAAGACAAGCAATGAACATAGACGGTCGTGGTAGACCAACTTACGCCATAGTAGATTTCCCATTGACAGATATAAGGTGATGCTATGAGCAGAGCAATCACAATACAAACCAACTTTACTACAGGTGAGATTGATCCATTATTGTTTTCTAGGATTGACATAAACCAATATACGAACGCACTAGACAAAGCAAGGAACGTAGTAATACAACCTCAAGGTGGTGTGGAAAGAAGGCAAGGTTTACAGTTTATAAAACAAATAGATAGTGGTGGATCACCAGAAAATGGTACAAGGTTAATACCTTTTGAGTTTTCCACCACGCAAAGTTATATGCTTTTGTTTGTAAACAACAGAATGTATGTATATAAAGACAAGGCTCTTGTTACAAATATAAATGGTGGTGGTACTGATTTTCTTACAACCACTATTACATCTGCAAGATTAGCAACTATGGATTTTGCACAATCGTTTGATACACTCATTCTTGTGCATGAGGATATGACGCCATTCAAAGTAGTAAGAGGTGCTAGTGATAGCTCTTGGACCATATCAGCTATAACCTTTGACCATGTGCCTTTCCATGCTTTTACTACCTCAACGACAGAGCCATCAACAACTATTACACCATCAGCAGTAGATGGTAGTATTACAATTACAGCAGGATCATCTATCTTTGACGCAGATGATGTCAACCAATACATAGAAGTGAAAGATGGTTTAGGTAGAGCAAGGATTGTGAAACTAAACTCTGGCACAGTTGTTGAGGCAATAGTAGAGATACCTTTCTTTGATACTAGTGCTATAGCTAGTGGTGATTATGTTCTTGAATCTGGTTACGAAGTTACTTGGTCAGCAACGAGAGGGTTCCCTAGAACAGCCACATTCCATGAGGGTAGACTATACCTAGGGGGAACCAAGTCAAGACCCAACACATTGTTTGGCTCTAGGGTGTCTAGGTTCTTTGACTTTAACCCAGGCGAAGGATTGGATGATGATTCCATTGAGGCTACCTTGAATACAGATTCTGTCAACGCTATCATAGGATTATTTAGTGGTAGAGACTTGCAAATTTTTACTAAGGGTGGTGAGTTCTTTGTACCTCAGTCATCTCTTGACCCTATTACACCAAGCAACATTGTTATCAATGGTTCAACAAGAAGGGGTGCTAAGGAGGGCATCAAACCTGTAGGGGTAGAGAGTGGCACTATCTTTATACAAAGAAGTGGCAAGTCAGTTAGGGAGTTTTTATTTAGTGATGTTGAGCTATCTTATGTATCGAATAATATATCTCTCCTAAGCTCTCATTTACTTAGCACACCAATAGATATGGCACTAAGAAAGGCAACTTCTACAACTGAGGGTGATTTACTTATGATTGTAAACACAGATGGTACAATGGCTATGTACTCTGTTTTGCGTGGTCAGAATGTAATAGCACCATCATTGGCAACTACAGGTCCAGAGGCTGCAACCATAACAGCGTCTGACTTCTCAAACATAGCTGTAGGTACAGAGCTTACATTTACAGATAACAATGGCACAGTTATTACGTTACAGTCAGAGGCAGTAGGTAGTTCAGCTCCATCATCTGCATCTGGCAACACACACTTCTTTAGACCAAACTCATCTAACAATACAACAGCAGATAACCTCTTTACTGCCTTTGGTAACATAAGTCAGTTTGTGGTCAAGAATCCAGCAGCAGCAGTCGTAACAGTCAAACGTATAGTTCCAGGAGATGACAACTTAACAGTAACAACAACTGATAGCACAAGACTAGCTGTTACAAACTTTGCTAAGACAGATAAATTTTTAAATGTAGCTGTGGATGTGGAGACGACTTATTGTGTAGTCAAGCGTTCTATCAATGGATCAGATGTTTACTATGTCGAGGCTTTCAATGATGATAATACAACAGATAGTGCGATCTTGTTTTCAGGAGGAACACTACCAGGTAGCACATCTCTAAGTGGCTTGTCGCACCTTGAGGGAGAAACTGTTAAAGTCATAGCTGATGACGCTATGCAAACAAACAAGGTGGTATCTTCTGGTGCTATTACTCTTGATGCAGTCCCAACGTCTTATGTTGAGGTTGGACTAGACTACACACCTAAGGTCAAAACATTACCAGTTGAATTAAAGTTACCTAGTGGTACAATGATGGCACAAAAGAAAAGAATCGTAGAATTGACAACAAATATGGTTTTATCACAAAATTTAACAGTAAATGGAAACGATCTAGCCTTTACAGCGTCTACTTTTTTTACAGGAAAGAAGAGAAGGAAACCAATGCTCGGATACGATAGGAACGGACAGATAACATTTTCACAATCACAGCCTTTGTTCTTCACATTGTTGGGAGTTGAATATAAAGTGAGTGTAGGACAATGAACCCATTATTTTTTACAGTTCTTTCTGTTTCTTCTTCTGTGCTTGAGGCTTTTACAAGTTTTCAACAGGCACAAGCAATGAAGGCTTACTATGATTCACAGGCAGATTTGTCAAGAATACGAACTGCTCAAAAGAAACTAGAGGCAAAGGAGCAAGGTGTTAAAGTTCTAAAAGCAACCAATGAGGCGTTGGGTGCTGCACTTGCACAGGCAGCAGCAAGTGGTATATTACCAGATGATGGTTCTGCACTATTAACACAAACTAAGTCAATAAGAGAGGGTGCTGAAGATTTCCAGTTGTCAAAACTTAATGAAGAGATAATACAAAATCTAGGATTGATTGAGTTTAAGAATACTAAAGAGGCTGGTCGTATCAGGCAACAGTCAGGTATCTTAGATGCAATTACTGGATTTGGCACAGACATAGTTGCTACTGAAAAAGGTGGTTTGTTTAGTGGTTTTACAAAAGATGAAGAAGAAGGCTAATGGCTAGAAGAAGAACACAGTATCAAGGAGGGCAAATCGCACAAGCGTCTGTAGATGCAGATTTCGTGCAGTTGAGAGAAAGTGCCAATATGTTTAGCTCTCTTAACAAAAAATTAAATTCTATGACACAGTTCGCTATTGCTAGAGGAGCAGAACAAGCAGAGAGTCGTGCTATTACAAACGTCTTAACAGATCCTACTGTAACAGATGTTAATTTAGAAAAGCTAGAAAATATGTCAGATGAAGAAAGAGGCAAATTTTTTGGTGATGGAGGCAATGCCTATGTCAAAAAAACTAGAGAGATCGGCACTAGTATTTTGATAAGCAATTTGAAAACTGAATTACAAAGACAACTCACACTTGATTTTGAAGATGATTTAGAAAATATGGTAGCACCAGAAACACACTATAAAGATATGGTGCAAAGAAGGGATGGGTACCTTGAGGCGATTAGTAATGATCCCGTTTTACAATTCCAGTTCAACGAAGAAATTGGTGATTTTCTTTATAACAAAGATATTAGCTACAGGGAAAAGTATCTCACAAAACAGAAAAAACAAAAGCTTTTTAAACATGAAAATGAAACTTTGGCAGGTCCAGTTCTTAAGAATTTTGATGCAAGTGATCCACGAAAATCCTATGATGAGGCACTAAGCAATAATGAAACTGTAGTTCTAAGTA